CCCTGAGATTGTCCGAAGCAAACTCAATTTCGATTCCGGTTCCGCGACCCTGACCTCCGGGATAAAGCATCCGGTCGATCTGGACATCATCGCCAAGACCAGCAGCAAGCTCCCTAGTGCCCCTACGATTCGTCAGGAAGACTCCGGACGGTTTCAGGGCCTCTGGAAGCCCTGCGCCGCGTCGAAGGCTCCTAGCCAGTTCTCCCAACGACCTTCCCATTCCGGTCATGGCGGCACGAACACCACGCCATCCAGCCGTGCGTCCGCCATTCAGAATCTGCTCCAGCAGATTTCCGTTGGCGGGAGTGAACATCGCGGGGCCAAAGTTGGCGGGACGGGTATTTCCAGCCAGCAGAGCGGCCCCAACCTCTTCTGCTCGGTTTGCCTGATTCGCCTCTTCAAGGATCGGAAGAGAGACGCTTTCCGTTCCCGGGACATTCTCTCGTCCAGTTCGGGAGAACGCCTCATACGCATCATCGGCAATGTTGTCGATGGTCTCGCCCACTGGAGCAACGGCTTGACCAAGAAGCCTGTTGTCTGCCGCAGTGTTGCTTACAAAGGCAAGAGGACTTCGGTAGTTGATGATCCGGTTTCCAGCCCGAATCTGGTGGATATATCTGTTTGCGTATCTTTCCACCGCATCGCTGTAGAAACCACGGGCGGCAAATGATCCGATTGCTCCGCCCAAGCTGGCCGCAAGAGTGGCGTCAAACACCAACGATGCAGCGTCAGGATCGTAAGTAGGATCCACGGCATTTCGAGCCGCCTTGATGGCAATTTCTTCGGCAACGCCCAGAGCGGCATACTTGCGCATTCCGGCAAGACGCCCCATGGTCTCCGCCGCCTCTGCCGCATCCTCGGAAATGCGCCTGAGGTTTCCCCAACGCTCGGCCTGAGACCTGAGGGCAATCCTTCCACCAGCCATCGACATTGCGCGAGATTCTGCAAGAAATGCAAGAGGCTCGATAGCCATGCTCATGCTGATGATTGCTGCGGTATCGCTCGCAAACCCAGTGATCTGACCAGCCGTGCTTCCACGAGCTGCAAAATTAGGAGACGCGATTCGGACCTGATCAAGCCGATCCTGAAACTCTCCGTAGTTCCTTGAAGTCATCAGCCAAGACCAGTGTTCTGATCCGACAGACATGAGATCATCGGTGATTCCCTCAAGATTGTTGAGCCCATCCTCCATGTGTGGAGCAAAAGCCTCCAGTCCACGGGTATCTGGGGCAGCAGCAAGCGGATCAAAGCTCTTTGTCGGCTTTGAGTTGTAATTCAGCGGCTTCAGGTAGGCTTCATCGTCCGTAGTAAGAGAGTTGTATGCCCGTTCAAGGGCAAAGACGGCCTTACCGGTCCACGAAGAGACTACTCCGGTGAAATAGGGACCAAGGGTGTCGCTGAGAGCCTTGATATTGCTCTCAACCGGAGGATTCATCAACAGGTCCTGCTCGTAGCTGTACCGTTCAGCTGGAGACATGAGGTCCTGAACGCTCTGCGTTTTCAGCAGATTCGTATCGAAGAACGACCTGTTTGAGTTTGTCTGATCCATGCTGGTAAAACCTCTGGTTAGAACTTGGGCCGAATCGACGGAGTCTTTTCGCGCATCTTCTCGATCTCGGTCTTGCGAATCGATTCCTTCTTCATCTGCTCTGCCATGAACGACACGACCTTGCGCCGGGTATCCGTACCAACGATGTCGGAAATGGTGTAATACCTGTCCTTCAAGGCTTTTCCTTCTGCCGTCCTAAAGGCAAACACAGGCTCGCCATTTGGGCTGTTGTCGACCCATACAAGAGCGGCATCTTTGTTCATCAGGTCTTCGCCAAGCTCGACGCCGATGAACGATGCAATGTATGACTCACCGACTCCATGGGCCTCGAATACATCTCGTGGGAGGACTCCTCCATTGACGATCATGCTGTTCTTGACCACATAATCCTTTGCGTTGCTGAGGGAAGTCCTGATCGCTCCGCTGGAGCTTGCCATCTCCTCAACAAACTTACGGGAGAACATTGATGCTGCGCTTTTCCGTGCATCTGGGTTCAGCGGAACGCTTGTGTCAAAGAATGGGACCCAACCGCGCCAGCCCTTGGTGCTCATCGCCGTAATGGCCTCATCGACCTTCAACCGGAACGCTTGCATATCAGCCCCGTTTTCCCGGATATCGGTCAATGAAAGAACATCAGCCTCGGAGTCCATGTTCAGGGCCTGAGCGGCATCTCGAACGGCATCGGGAAGATCCATGACGCCCGCTTGCCACTTGATCGATGCAAGTTGCAGGAACTTGAGGGTTCGCTCTCCACGAGATCCCATCTTTGGGAGAAGGACATCGAGGGGAGACCGGCCTCCAGTCGAGTTCTTGTACATGATCACTAGGTCGGCAAGCTCCGGTCGCAGACCTTGCTCAACATCGACGGAGATTCCGTTCAAGGCCACTCTTCGCAGAGACTCAAGCCGATCCTCAAGATCAAAATGAATGGCTGCCTGAAGCTCGTTCATCTTGTAGATGAGGCGAGCCTCGGACTTCCTCTTTCGGACATCGCCGGTGTCTCGGGGATTTGGAACCATGTCATCGATGTTGTACTTATCCAGCAGAGATCCGACGAGGTTGTCCAGTTTCTGAGTAACGATGAACGACGCCTCGCGTCGAACCGAGTTCTTCTTCGGCTCATCGATGATGCCCCGGACTTCAATCGAGGATTCCATTGCATTCTTGATGGAACCCCAGTCCAGAATATCCCCACCTCCCCCAGAAATGGCCTCATCGATTTTCGCGTTTACCTTGTACTTCACCGCTTCAATGTCGGCCCGTTCAGCTCCTTCTCGACCCTCTCTTGTGGCGTTGTTCCAACGCTCATTGAACTGATCGAACATCTTCGCGCTTTCCTCGACGCTCAGGTACTTGAAACTGTTCCTGATATCAGTGCGCCATTCATCCACGAATGCGCCATAGTTTTCGTTGTCTTTTCCCTTGAGAGCGTCTGCATAGGCGGTATCCGCCGCTTTCTGTATCCATACGGATACTGCGTTCTTCTCTCCGGAAACTCCAAGGTCGAATCTAGTCTTCTGGATATCGGCATTTGCATCAAGAAGCATTGTCTTTACTTCCGACACATCCATGAGCTTTCCAGTTCCAGCCGAAAGTCTGGAAAGAACGGCTTCAGCTTCGTATGTTGATCCGCTCTTCGCCATGATGTCGATCAGGTGAGACGCAACTGCAAGGTTTGCGATGCGAGGCAAGCCCATGTTTTGCCCAGTCTCGTCAAGGTAGGACTGAAGATCCGGAACAATCCGATCATCGAGCGAGCTGAAGAACGGACTGCGGCCCTCCTTCATCCTCTTCATTGCATGATCGAAAATCAGCTTTTGATCTCTGGGATCGAGGCTGTCAACCAATTCTTTGGGATCAGCATCATCGCCAGAAAAGAGGATCGCCTCTTTGGCTTCAGGAGACAATCCCGGAACCAAGAGTGGAATCTGGACTTCGGCTCCGTCGATCTCTACTCCAATGGCTTTCTCAGTAACGGCATTTCCACTCAGGTCTTGAAGAACCCCGTAATACCCGACATCCTTGGGAGTTCCGTCAGGACGCAATCCAAATGACGGAATTGCAGCGGCGGCATTCACGACTTCATCGACCTTTATCTTCAAAGAATCGATGATTTTCTTCTGCGCGTATTTTCCTACAGCATCGGAATGCGCAGCACTCTGCTCGATGATGAACGGATTGAATTCCTTGTAGAAGGATCGGCTGAGGTACTGAGATGTGCCGAATTCAGCATTCTTCTGGGTGGCAAAGGAAGAAGCCAGCGCATCGAAAAACTGATGATCCTTCAAGAGTTCCGGATTGTTCGCGACAGCCCGGTCATATTCCGCCTTGAACTGCTCCCTTGCCTTAGCCGCCTCCAGAACACCAGACGCCTCCTGAGCTCCTACCGCCAGCCACGGATTCTCAGAAGGCTTGATCTGTCCGCTGCCGACAAGATCCGCATAGGTCTTTCTGTTGGCATTGACCATGTCCATTCCAGCAAGGAACTCTTCCTTGTTCTGCTGGGTCTTGATGGTCGTGGCAAACTTGGCTGCCGTCTCCGACAGATTGCTAAAGGCTTCCGCAAAGTCGTAGGCGTTCCGAACGGCGGATTCGTCCACCGGGGTAACCATCTTCTGCGGATCAATTGGAGTTACAAAGGTGCTGACCGGGCTGGCCGAGACTCCGAGAGAAGGACGCTGCTTTGCCATGTTTGTTCCTTTCAGAATCGAGGCATACCACGGATCCAGCTGCCGCCTTGGACTGTTCCGCCTTGAATCCCACCAACGCTAGACGAAACAGATCCACGCCCAAGCGATCCGGGATTCGGGCTTCCGAAAGCTGAGTTCATCATCATTCCGACTTGAAGTCCAGACGCAATTCCATTCATCAGGATCGGGCCCATGCTCACGCTTGCCGGAGGAGGAAGTGGTGAAGGATATCCGCTGTTGATGATGCTCTGACCACGGCTGTAGATGGCCTGAGCTTCCCGGTTTGTCTGGGCAGTCATGTTGCTGATGTTCCTGATCGCGGCAGACTCAAACTCAAGGACATCCCGCTCGAACTGCTGGTGAACAAGATCGACGGTTCGTCCCTCGATTCCCGTTTCAGCGGTCACTGCTGCGTAGCTGGAGGAAGCCTGACGAGAGTCCCGCGTGATGTTCTGGAGCTCCTGCTTGACGGCGTCGATCTGCTGGTTCCTCTGGGCAAACAGCGCGTCTGTCTGAAGCCCTACATCCTTCCTGACGCCTTCCACGGTCTTCCAGTAGGCTTCATCCTGAGCCTTGCCCATCTCGCCCCTATAGCGATTCTGGGCCCGCGCAGCCGACGAGGCGGCTTGTCCTTGCGCCACCATGTTTCCGGCCCCAACAAGGACGCCGACTGTTGCGCTTACTGGGTCACACATTGTTTTGGATCCTGATGAACTGGTAGAAGAGTTTCTTCTCGAACCCGAAGTCTGGATGTTCGGAGATAAAGGTGAAGCCTAGCCAATGAAGCCATCGGATATGCACGGTGTTCCGAGCGTCGATGAAGTTGTAGAGGATCGGGTAGTTAGACTGAAATCTGTCCACCCATTCCTTGGAGATCCTTAGAAATTCAAACTTATGGCTATGGATATGGTCACTTCCCAACATCCATATCCGTCCAATGGATGAATTCTGGTCTCGACCGATGCCGAATACGCAGAGAATCGAATCTCCAGCAGTCATCGTGTAGCATTCGATGGAGGCATCCATTCCAGCAAGCAATGCCTCTATTGGAAGAAGACCGCTAGACGCCCAGACCTCATCGACATCCGCCTTTCGCAGATGTGGGCCAAGTATGAAGGCGTCTTGTCTCCTTGCTGGCCGGATCTCAATCACGAATACCTCTGAGCACGGTCCACATAGTCTCCCTCGACTTCCGCACTCAGAAGTTTGCAGGGTAGGGCCGTTTCATTCACGATTGTAACGATGACCCCGGTGTTTCGCCCGTAGATTGGAACCCTGAATGAACCTCGGTTCAGGTAGATCTGGTTGAGTACAGAGGAGCCGGTGATCGTTCCGCTGTAGTCGTATTCATAGGAGGTCTCGCCGTTGTTCTGCACCTTCACCTTGAAGAAGGAAGTGTCTTCGTACAGCAGCGAGATGTTTCGGAGCTGGTAGCGACCGCTCTGTAGTGCGGACTCTCCCTGACTCAGCCCACGCATACCGGATCGTCCAAGAAGCCAGAACTGGGAGAACTGGTACTTCATCTCATACTTCATTCCGATCCAGACTTGAATGCCGCTGTAGTCTCCGCGAACAGAGATGGTTCCAGCCGCATCGGATGAGGAGTTGTAGGAGGTTCCGGAGATGACCGTTACAGACGAGCCGTTGGTGGTGTACACCGCGCTCTTCCCGGCCACATATGAATACGGCTTGGGAAGACCCCATGTAGTCAGTCCGGTCGTTGAGTTGTACGATCCGATATTGACATCCATGTAAACCCGTTGATCCAGATGCGTCACCCAATTTGAATCCTTCAGGATCGCGGAATCAGTGAGTTCAGATCCAAGCTTGATCTTCTCTAGGACCGGAATCGAAGAGTTCCCGCGAAGCAGGAGGACATACAGGTTCATGTCCACGAACTCAGCCCATACCACCTTGGCGATTCCTCCAGTGGCCGCGTCTGGAAACTCGTATTTGAACCACGCAGACTGGGCAACGCCTTCGCTGGACTTCAGGTACTTGTAGAGGTACAGGACTCCGTTGGAGACGATCAACGCCATGTCCTCTTGTGCAGTGGCGGCAATATGAGCTGGCTTGCTTGCGATGTAGTTCGGAACGACTTCTGAAACCGTATTGACAATGTATGAACCGTCGATGTTCTGCTGGGGGATGAGTTCTCGAACTCCGGTGTATCCGTTTCCCCTGTTGTATGCAAAGTAGATCGACAGTCCAGAAGAGATTGGCTGGATGTCCGAGTAGTTCTCGTAGTCACCGACAGGCAGCAGAGCCACCGACTTGGGGCTGAGGATCTCTCCACCACGCAGGACTAGCTGGCTGCTGTCGGTGAACAGGATGAGCTCGGTGTTGAAGACCGTTCCGGACTTGAGCTTTCCTACCTTGGGGCTGGACGAGGCGACATCGATGGGATCAGAGTCAGGAACATCAATGACGGTGGTTCGCCAGAAGTTGAAGAACTCCGACACCTCGCTGAGGATGATGTTCTCGTCGCTCAGGAACCCAAGACGGTTCTTGAACAGCACGATGTTGTTGATCGGCACTCCGACAAACGACGGAGCACCGTTGGTCAGGCCATCTCCAACCAGCCTGTCGCTCCACTTGTATCCGCTGTAGTCGGATCCAGCAGGGGAAGTGGGTGAGGATGGCGTGGTTCCATCGGCCTTCTTGAACAGGAACGACCCATCAGACTGCCTGATCAGAATATGCGGCATCGTCGCATAGTCGTACTTGTACTTGGCGCTTGGAGCGATGGACTCGATCCAGATGCCACGGGCAAATGTCTGGTCGTTCTCCGTGGAGAACTTGACATAGTAGTCATCGATCTCGCTTTCAGGAGCACCGAGAATGCGCACAACATAGGCATCGGGAGCAGTGCTGGGAAGATCCTCGAACCTCTGCACGGTGTCGCGGATGAGAATGGCTCCCTGACCTCCAAGATCGTCCTCGATGGTGATCTTGAAATCGGCGCTTCTGGTGATCTGAACCACGCCATCCTTTGATGTGGCGGTGTATGCCGGAGAACCCTGACCACTGAGGGCAGAAGCCAGCTGTTCCGCAACATGGTCGGTTCCGATATTGGTATTGGCCGTCTTATGGTTGACCGTGATCGATCCCGTTCCGTCTGAATTGGTGACGGTGATCGAAAAGTTCCGATCTTGATTGCTCTGCTTGATGTAGACCAGAGCGTTCCTCAGGTAGTTGATGGCGGTGCTCGTGTCCGCTGCAAGGGCCGGTTTCATCGTGGTGTTGGAGTTCACGACGAATGTGACATCGGCCACCGTCAACAGCTTGATCTTGCTCCGGTCAGTGTTGACAAGATATGCCTTCGCCCCAGTCCCATAATGCACCGTCTGCTTGGTCCCGTCCAGCTTATAGACTTCAATGAGGTTGTCTGCTTCAGTTGCAGATGGCCTGATGAACACGAAATACTGCTCGGTGGTATCCCGGAGGATCAAGTGCGGCTTGAAAGAAACCTCGGTAACCGTCGTGTAGATGGTGTTCGATGCGTTCCTGATCTCGGTGACCTTGGAGGTCGGATGCCTCTTGATCAGGCCCTCCACGGGGCTTGGAAACGCATTCACCATGTCTTCGCACTGGTTTGGACTTCGGATCGATGGAGCCTGTTGACTGACTCCTCCGATGAGGTTTGGGATCGACTGCGTCAGAAGAGGCATCAGTAGGTCCTGTAGGATGCGTTGCGGTTGATCGCGCTCAGGGTGCTGTACTCATCGAAGATGTTGTGGTCGGCGGTGTCGTTCTCGTATGACCGGAGGCGAACCAGCGACATCATTTCATCCTGATTGTTGAAGACATGGTGCTTCTCCGATCCCAGCATCCTGTCGCAGAAGATCCTTGCTGCCCGAATGGTGATGTAGTTGCGGGCTGCATCCGGCATCTCGTTGAACTCAAGCAGGATGACCCGCTCGACCGCGACAGAGCCCGAGAAGGCATAGCTGTTGCTCACGCGGTCATAGAGCCTGTTCCCACGCAGCACGATGTCCAGCTCGGTGTACCTGTATGGATCGACATCGACGCGAACGGTGTTCTCCGAGACATAGATGTTCCCGTTCGTGTCTGGAGAAAGAGTGACATTGTGCTCGGTGTTGAAGTGCCATCCATATCCCTGAACATCACGGGAAACCTCATCGAGGATCTGCTCGGCAATGTTGCTGTCTGCCCGCTGGGAACTCAGCGTATTGACTGGAGGCTCTCCGATTGCCGAGAGCATGGTGTTGACTGCCTGAAGCTTCGTGGTGGTTGAAAGCATGGATGAACCTCAATAAATAGGAGGTGGGCTCCAGAGGAACCCACCCCCTTTGGGTTGTGGTGTCAGCCTTTCGGCTGGTCAGATCACTGCGTGATGAGCTCGATGCAGCACTCCTCGCGAAGGACATTGTGGCCCATCGCGTACTTCGCAAGCATCAGGGTTCCAAGGCGATCCATAATGTACTCGCTCTCGACCGAAAGGTCCATCAGCTTGACCGTGCCGACAGCGTCGGAATGGAAGACGATGCCCTTGGTGAAGCGGTAGTCCAGACCGGAGTAACCAGCATCGGTAGTACCGTTGACATCATTCTTGATGCCAGACGCTCCGTGGAGCGTAGACTGATTGCTGGATTCGTTGGCAGTGGGGATGTGGTTCGACTTGAGGACCCTAATTCCAGCCACTTCGACCACGGTTCCGCTGGCAAGCGAGCCCGCGCCGCCGTAGTCCTTGTTGATCGCAACGCCGATCTTCGAGGAATCGCCACGGACAAGGAGGTAGTAGGTTGCGGGATCAAGGACGGCAACGCGCCCGTCAGACGGAACATTCTTCTCGTCCATCTTCTGAGCTGCCGTAAAGAGCCCAATCACGACCTCTTCGGCAGTAAGAGTACCGGAGGTCATGTCGATCTGCTCACCAAGGAACTGCTTGCTGGTCGCTGCGGCGGTTCCAAAGCGATCAGTGGCGATGCGAGCACCGGCGATGACGGTACGGATCAGGTTCTTGTCCGCCGCATAGGCGAGAGCACGACCGATCTCCTTCGAGTAAGTCGAACGGACATCGTAGTGATTCTTCATATCGTCAATGTCGGCAACGAAGCACGAGCTGAGGAGAATGTCATCGATGTAGATGATCTTCTCGTTGTGGCGGAGCCTCGACAGGTACTTGGCCGAGCCGGTATCGGTAGCCGTACCAGTTGCGAAGGTTGAAGCAGAAGCGCCAAGGTAGCCAGTGCTTGCACCCGTGGAGAGCACGGACTCACCCGGAGTGTGGTAGGCAGCCGTAGCAACGCCGGTGACGGCAAAGGTAGCCGACTTGCCGCTGCTGATGGTGCGAACCTTGGTCAGGGGAAGCATGAGGTTGGCTTCCTCGAAGACCGAGATGATCTCGCCGCTGAAAACCTTGAGAAAGAGTGCGTCAGCGTCGTTGGCCAGATTGACCTGACCAATACGAGACGGAGTGGTCTGAATGGGCATTGATGTTTCCTAGAAAGAGTTGCGTGTACAAGTCTTGACCTGTAGGCGCTACTCTTGAGGTTATCCCACGCATGGGGCCGCAACTCGCCACCCGTTCCATCCGTCAAGAAGATGAAACTTCCTTAGACTCGTCTTCATCAACAAATCGAGGAGGAACGCAGTACCAGCCCTCTGGAATGACAACGGTGTTGTCACTGAGGGTCCACTCTCCGTTGATCAGCAGATACACCTTGGTCTTGCAGTTCGGTCCCACCCTGATCGGGCTTGCTTCGGGAATGAACACGGCTCTGCTGCACCCACTGGCGGATCCGAGAACCAGCACGACGAAGAAGAGAAGGATTGCGATCAGCGGATACCGCAGTGCGGGTGAATTGATAAGCCCGTACAAGCGACTCAAGGACACCGATGATGAGGGCCTTGACCAACCCATTCACTTAGCCCCCGCGCTTTCGCTGGTCACATTGTTGTCGCGAGCAAAGATCAGGCCGATTCCAGCCATGACCGCGCTGGCGGTGACCGCAATGTCGATGGTCGTGTTCGGATCGTTGTCAAAGACGGCGGTGAGCGCGGATCCGATTGCAGTGAGAATTGCGGCAACGCCGGTGACGGTGGTCTTCCAAGAGTTCATGTGTGCTCCTTAGCGGGAATTGACATTCAGGATATTGCTGTTCTTCAGGCGATTCTCGATGTCACGCCGATATGCCGGATCCTTGTGATATCGAGGATCCTTCATTGCCGAAGTCAGCTCGGCAACGCTTCGGAATGTCCCGCCGGAAGGACCAATGGTGTCGCCTTGGACGAGCTTGGACGGAGACCCGTTGCTCTGCGAGAAGCGAGCCTGAAGCCCGCGAACGGCCATCTGCATCGAGGCAGGGTTTCCCTGCTCCATGATGGCGTTGAAAGCCTCGATCTCCTGCTCGTCCAGCGATTCAGAAGCCCATTCCAGCATGGAGTTGTACTTCTCCTCTCCTCCGGCAATCGAGTAGATCTGCTGGGTCTGCTTCTCGGTGATGGCGTTGAGTCCATCAAGGTAGTTGCGAACCACATTCTCGGGGATCCCGTTGGATGCGAGCTTCGTAATGCTCTCTTCGCTGAGGCTGCCGTTTTCGGCGTATTCCTTGGAGAAGGAGTCGAAGTCCAATGTCCCCCGAGTACCGGCGTCAGCCTGTGGAATGCTCTTTGGCTTTTCCGCAGGGGTTGAGAAACGCCTCTCCAGCTCGGAGTATGCCTTGGCAAGATCCTCGGGGGACTTGAACTTCTCCGGAAGCCATTCAGGACGATCCTCGGGTGCGGGGTTCGTCTGTGCTTCCGTCTCCTCCCGAATTGCCTGTTCCATGGCAGTGTCGGGGGGAGCTTCCTTTGTGATGGTGATTGACTGGTGGTTGCTCATTGTGCGTTCTTCATGTTGGCCTGAAGGACCTTGCCGCCCTCAGCCATTGCCTGATTTCCATGCTGTGCAAGAAGCTGCATCTGCATGGCCTGTTGCTGCTCCATCTGGAGCTGCTCCTCGGACTTTACCAGACCGGCGGTGTCGATTCCAAGGGAAGCTGCCCGCCTGTTGAGATATTCACGAACATCGATGTACTGCTGAATCATCTGCGGACCAAGGATCTGACCGATTCCCTGTAGGTAGATATCCAGCCTGTTGAGATCGTTTCCACGACCAAGAGCATCGATTCCGGTGACGATGGTCGGAGTGACGAAATCCTTGGGGAGCTTCGGCATCCGCTTGGTCTTGGTGAGTCGATCAATGACCCGCCCAACCAGAGGAAGTTGAAACTCCTGCGAGAGGATGGAGTAGATGCCTCCAAGCTGACGCTCGATGCTCTGGGTGACCAGTCGGACTTCTTCCGCCGTGACGCGCTCGGCGTTGCGAATGGTCGCCTCGGTCAGCAGGAATGCATAGCTCAGTCTTTCGGAGATTCCCTGAGCCGTGGACAGGGCGACCTGAAGATCGGCCCCCTTGTTCGCCTGAAGCACCGTGACATCCGCAGCATTGCCCTCCCGGATGGCCCCATTGGGAGCCTGAGCCAGCGTCTTGGCCCTCGTGGTTCCGGTCGGATTCACGAGGAACAGAAGCTTGGCTGAGGCTGCTGCGGCCTCCACGATGCTCTTGGACAGGCTTTCGAGGGAGATCAGGTCTCCAAGATACTGCTCGACATAGGAGCGTCCATAGTCTTCTCCGTCCACCCGGTTCATCCGCAGGGCTAGGAATGGGCTCTGCTCGATCGGGTAGGTTCCATAGGAGTCTGGAACAATCTCTCCCTCGACCTCCTGATACACCTCGACCCGGTCCCGCATCCGATGGCAACAGGTGTAGATGTCCACCGTGTTGTCGTGGTTGCACATACAGGACTTGACGAAAGGCTGGATTTCCTCTGGGAGCATGGCCGGAGCCACGGTCTCCTTGATGATGATCTTCTTCGCATTGCCCATTGGATCGCGCTTGACCACGAATCGATCCAGCTTGATCACGCGCATTGGACCATCGTCGGGAAAGTAGAGGACAACGGATCCACAGACGATCAGCTGCTTGATGGCCTCAAACAGGCTGCTGCGGATTCCCTGTGACTCGATTTCCTTCTGAACCCTGCGCTCAAGCTCGGACAGGCTGGTATCCACCTCGGCCTTTGCGTTTGGAGAAAGGGC